TTTCACGTAAATCGAGATATCGCAATGGAAAAATGGCGCTCTGCCTGCGATAACGCGGAAAGAAAAGGCATGGATCATCCGGTAATGTCGAATATGCCCAAGTATCCATCGAGCAAAGAAATCATCGAGAAAGCCAAAGAACTAAACGACTTCGTATCCAGAGTAGCATGAGCATTAAAAATCAGTTATCGGAAATCGCGGGATACATTGGATCCACACGAGGTATAGGTCACACAACAGCTGTGATCAAGGGATTCAACATGTCCCCGATGCCGGTGGCCGTGACACTCAACGAGGATTACGGAAAACGAATCTACGGGGAACAAAATTATGTGTCTCTCGACAATCTGTCTTCCTTGCGTGGCGTTCGTCGTCCATTGGTGATGGATAATAGTGCCTTGACGGCTCTCTGTCAGACGGCACTGGACGAACTCATCCGTCTCGACAACGAAAATATGCTTCTCAAACTGAAGCTGGAAAGTATTAAGGAAATCATCGACGTGGTGTGATAAAATCGCGCCATGAGTATCCTTGCTATCCTGAATGAAATAGCGGCCGACAATAGCCGCAACTACAAAGAGTCTGTGCTGGCCAAGCACGCTGACAATGATCTTCTCAAGCGTGCGTGCTATCTGGCCTACGACCCGATGGTACAGTTCTACCAGCGCAAAATCCCGGCATACTCGACCGATCTCTCGCAAGCCGAGTTGACTCTCGAAAATGCAATGATCTGTCTGGATTCCCTGTCGTCCAGACAGGTCACTGGTAACGAAGCAATTCGTATCTTAGGTGACATTCTCTCTCACTGCCAACCAGATGACGCCAAGGTGATCGAAAAGATCGTCCTGAAGGACTTCGATGTCGGCATCGCTGATTCAACGATCCTGAAGACATGGCCCGGTCTGCTGTCGAAGTACCCGATTCTTTTGACATCAGCTTTCAAGTACAAGTTGCTTGAAAAATTGATCGCTAAATCCGGCAAGAAATACGCACAGCTGAAGTCTGATGGGGCAAGAGCCAACATCCACATCAGAGACGATGGCACAGTGGCCGTATTCAGCCGTCAGGGGCGTGAAATCTTTGTACGTGGACACTTTGATTGGCTCGGACAGATCGAGGCTCTGAGAGGCTATGTGCTCGACGGTGAGCTATTGGCGCGCGATCCCGTCACCCGTAAACCGATGCCCAGAAAGACCGGCAATGGTCTGGTCAACAAGGCTATCAAAGGCACGCTTCCTGAAAATCAGTTGGAAATCCTCTATCTGACCGCGTGGGACATCATATCTCTGAATGATTTCCAACAAAAATTCAGTGAAGTTTCCTATGGCAATCGCTTTTCGTCGTTGAATCGTCTAGTTTCGTTGGCTCAGTCTATGCATAAGAACGCAAACATCGAGCTGATCGAGTCGCGCGAGATCGAGACCGTGGAAGACGCCATTCGAGTTGGCCAAGAATACATCGACATGGGTTGTGAAGGTGCCATCATCAAGCACGGTGAAATGTTGTGGGGTGATGATCGTTCTAAGCTGGCCATCAAGATCAAGGCCGAACTTGAATGTGACCTGATCGTGAAGGGAATCGTCCCCGGCGAAGGCAAATACGCCGGAATGATTGGTTCTTTGTACTGCGAAACATCCGATGGTCTCTTGGGCGTCTGTGTCAGTGGTCTGACGGATGATGAGAGAGCCGAGGATCCGGAAAACTGGATCGGCAGCGTTATCGGTGTATTGTACAACGAAAAGATTAAGGCCAAGAAACGCAAACCGGGCGAGCCGGAATGGAGTCTGTTCTTGCCGCGTATTCATCCCGAGAAGCGCAGACGCATCGACAAGACGGTCGCCGATTCTCTTGACGACATTGAGTGACTTGGGTAATATTTGTACCGGTAAAGGAATCAAATGGAACAAGACAAAGACAAAAAGAGATCGATCTCAAAACGCCTTCCCGAGCACAAAATGATCGATGTGCGACGTCACATTACCCTCGCTGGAGGGTTTGGTGGAATGTGCGTCTACGCGTGGCATGAATACGGTAATTCGTGGGTCAATATCGCCACGTCCATCTGTTCGAAAGACGATGTGTACGTCAAGAAAACCGCCAACGAATTGATTGGTAAGGCAATTGCTGCTGGCCAATTCATCCGCGTTCCTATCCCCAACTATGAACGTCGTCGTCTTCTGCCGCGCGATCTCAGAGCGTGGATCGATAATGGTTTCCTTCGTGGATTCATCGTCGCCGAAGAAGATCCTCTGAGTTGACAGAACAGATACAGGGGTGGTACAATGATCCATCATGTGGATGATCCTTGTACTACTTCTTCTTCCGTTCATATTCATGTTCAGCTCGGTGGCTGCACCGTTTCTGTTCGTGATCGGACGGACGGTTCATTCAGCTGAGCTATTGAACGCGAACTACGGCGGTGCGGCTGAGTTCATGTTCTTCATCCTGCTCATCTGGTTGGTTGTTTTCTGCGGGAAGAGCAAGTGGTTCTTTTGGCTCGGCCTTGTGCCGGTTCTCGCTCTTTCAACATGGTTAGGCGGTTGGAATTGACTCGATATCGCAATATCATTAAAGATCTCGAATAAATACCCCAGAGAAAGGGGATTTCATGAAGTCCTTCAAACAATTCGGGGCCGATCTTGAGGCCCAATCTGTACCGCTCGAAGAAGCGAATCTCGCGCGGCTACATCATCACATCGAAAACGCGAACATCGGCATTATCACGGCCCATCGCGGCAACCTGAGACCGCATGAGAACGTGGCCCGCAATCGCGAGCTGGAAGGCCACATCCGCAAGGCTGGCTACGGTTTCTTCCATGTCGATGGCAACTACATCGAAAACTACGGTACACCGACTGCGCGTACGGTGGGCGAACGTGCCTATCTGGTGGTCGGCAAGAACGGTGATGATCACGGTGAGCTGAAAGGCTTCCTGAAGAAGCACGGGGAAGCCTACGATCAGGATTCGGTCCTCTACAAGGCTGCTGGTGAGCCCGAAGCCAAGCTGATCGGTACATCCAAGCGAGAAGATAATTGGCCCGCCTACGGTACCGAAGAATCGGTCGGAACGTGGCATCCGAATCGTGCCGGTGAGTTCCATTCCCAGCTGCACAACAAGAAGACGTTCCAATTCTCGGAATCCTTCGAGTCGAAGGGCATCGTCGAAACGCATGCGTCTAATTTCTTCAGTGAGTGGGGCAAGTTCCTGCAAGAGCAGAAGCAATGATCCATTCATATCGTGATGCATGGCTTCGCGGTACGACCTGTGCTGCGAAGTACCGTGATCCCCGCGAAGTGATGTTTGAGAACGACACACACATCGTGTTGAAGCATCGCTCGCACGCCGAGTACACGGGCCGCTTCAGCGGCACCCAGACGTGCGAGTCATTCGCCAAGTTGTACGAGAAGAAGGTGTTGAAAGATCACCTTAACCGCACTGGTGGTATGTTCGCGCCGTACATCAAGGAATGGAAAGGCCGGATCTATCCGCAACGGGTGAAGGCTGAGTGCAAGGATCTTGGAGTGGAATTCACATGACATTCCGCGAACTGGGTCAAGGCGACGATTAAGCACCTAAATATTGCTCTTCAGCTACAATAGCATGAATGAGCGAGAATAAGAATAAGAAACGCTTCTACACATCCGTAGAAAATAAGGGATCATCGATCCTATTGCGTGGTTACGAAGACGGCGTCCCCTTCGACCACAAGATCAAATATCAACCCTACCTCTTCATCCCCGACCCCAAGGGGGAATGGCGATCATTCGAAGGTAAGAACGAATCACGTCCTCTCTCGAAGAAGTTCTTTGAGACGATGCCAGCGTGTCGCGAGTGGATCGAAAGCTACAGCGATGTCTCGAACATGCGAATGTTCGGTACAGACAACTTCGTAAGACAATACATCTCAAGCCACTATCCCGGTAAGATCGACTGGGATTTCAGCCTCATTCAATCCAAGCTGATTGATATCGAGACTGAAGTTATCGATGGATTCCCAGACGTCAAAGAAGCCAAGGAACGCATCCTATTGATCACTGTGGCCGACCGCCACAAGAATTCAGACGGTCGTCACGAAGTCATCTGCTGGTCATGGAAGAAGGCAGATCGATCAAAGTACATGGCCGACATCGACGAGAAGAAATACGACGTACAGCTGCGCGTATTCCAAGATGAGAAGCACATGCTCGTGGACTTTCTCTTGTGGTGGAAGAACACTCGTATTGACGTCTTTGGGGGCTGGAACTCAGAAATCTTCGATGTCCCCTATCTGGTCAATCGCATCATTCGAGAACTGGGCGAAAAGGCTGCGGAATACCTTAGCCCATGGCGCAACTTTTATCCGCGCACGGTAATCAAGAACAACAAGGAAAAGGTCACTTACGAGATCTCCGGGATAACCCACCTCGACATGATGGATCTCTTCCAGAAATTCGAACCCGGTTCGCAAGAGGAATGGAACCTCAATTACATTGCGAGCGCAGAACTTGGTCGCGGTAAAACAGAAAATCCTTACGAATCGTTCAGTGAATTTTACGAGAACGACTGGGATAAATTCGTCAACTATAACCTCAACGATACCATTCTTCTCGTCGAACTAGACGAGAAGAAACAGATGCTGCGTCAGGCCATGGCCATGGCGTACATGGCGAAGTGTGATTACGGTGACATTCTCTCGGCCATGCGCTTGTGGGAATCGATGATCCACAATTACTTCGAAGAACGCAAGATCGCTGAAGTATTGGGTAAGACCAAAAATACTCGCAAGGACATCGTTGGTGCGTACGTGCACGAACCACGTCCGGGTCGTTTCCGTTGGGTGGTATCGATTGATGCGACGTCAATGTATCCATCGATGATGATGCAGAATAACCTTAGTCCTGAATGCATCGTTGATGTGATTGACATGACAGTTGACAAGATGCTCTCTGGCAATTTCACTGTACCAGAAGGAATGTGTCTGTCGGCCAACGGTCTGTTGACAACGACCGAAGTAAAGGGATTCATTCCTACTCTGGTTGGTCAGGTATTCAACACTCGCAAGGACACCAAGAACAAGATGCTCGATATCGAAAAGCGTATCGAGCAAGAAGCCGAGTCATTGAGTCAGGCGATCATCCACATGATGAAGGATGAAGCTTCAGCCCTCGACATGGCGCAGGCCGCATACAAGATCGCCATTAACAGCTTCTATGGTATTACGGCACTGCCGTACTTCAAGTACTACGATTCACGCATTGCCGAAGCCGTGACTTCAACCAGTCAGGTATTTCTGAAGTCTGCGATGAAGTATCT